GGCATTACGAGACCTATACCAATAACTGTTATCAATTTAGGCATGGTTACGCTCAACGCGGCTTTGAATTATGTATTTATCTTTGGCAAATTTGGTTTTCCAGAAATGGGGGGCAGTGGCTGCGGTGTATCATTTGCTATCTCCACATGGTCAGCTCTATTGGCTTTGATACTTTACATTTATTTCTCCAAACCTTATCAAGGCGCAAACTTGTTCAAAGGTTATACTCCTCCAGATCTGAAGAAAATGGGTGAAATTTTCAAACTAGGCTTTCCCATTGGAGCTTGTATTTTTGTTGAATTTGGACTTTTTAGTGGACAAGTATGCTCTGGGTGGTTCAATTCCATTTGTTGCATTAGACACAACGGAACTGCTCTCCGATGGCATTTGTGCTGACAATGTTGAGTGTCGTAACCCGAACTCTTGGATGTCATTGCGTAGAGAATCCCAATCATAACTCAACTCTGTGCCACAGAACTCATCAATATCTCTCTTGTAAGTATCAATTGGGAGGATACCTTCTGCATACTTGGTGCGAGAGAAGTATTCACATGCTCCTTTCTCTTTTGCAATGGCATTGCTTGATTTGAGCAGATTGTACTGGAAAGATTCAGACAAGTCGTGAACTGCTTTCCATGCTTTTGGATCGTCATACTTGAGTCCTTGTTTTGCTAAGTAGTGTGCTAGTCCGATGTAACCAATACCAAGAGAACGACGAGCAAGTGTACTCTTTTCTGCTGCAGAAACAGGATAGTTCTGATAATCAATAAGTTCCTCTAGACCACGGACGGTTAGGTCACAGAGATTCTCAAGTTCATCTAACTTATTGATCTTACCTACATTGATAGCAGACAGTATACACAGTGCTATCTCACCTTCACCATCAATATGTTGTAATGGTGTTGTAGGTAATGTAATTTCCTGACAAAGATTACTCATGTTTACTTTGTCTTGGAAAGAAGAATGACTATTACAATGGTCAATGTTCATTATGTATAATCTTCCTGTCTCTGCTCTCTCTTTTAGTATGTTTAAAATAAGGTCATGAGCGTTGACAGTCTTTCTCGGAATGCTCTTGTCATTCTCATAAGTGAGATAGAGATCATCAAAATACTCAGTCCCAAAAACATCATAGAGACTAGGTACATCGTGTGGTGAGAAAAGACTGATGTCTTCATTTGCGATGAATCTCTCATAGAATAGTTTGGAGATCTGAATACTGTAGTCAAGTTTCCTAACACGATTGTCCTCCGTTCCTTTATTATTTTTTAGTACAATAATATTTTCTATTTCTGGGTGCCAGATCGGGAAGTGGACAGTCGCTGATCCACCTCTAATGCCATTTTGAGTGCAACATCTGACAGTTGCCTCAAATTTTTTGAGAAACGGGACGACACCTGTGTGTTGAACTTCTCCGCCCCTGATTTTGCTGTTGATACCCCTGATCCTACCAGCGTTGATGCCGATACCAGCACGCTGTGCGACATAACGACCAATGGCCATATCAGAAGTAAAAATACTATCCAAGGTGTCGTCAGCGTCAACCAGAACACAAGACGCAAACTGCCGAAGAGGGGTGCGAACTCCAGCCATGATGGGAGTTGGTATGTTGATCTTGTGTTTGGAAATGGCATCGTAGTATCTCTTTATGTAATCTAATCTGTTTTCTGTATAGTTCTGGAATAATGTGACAGCAATCATAATGTACATGTATTGTGGTGTCTCATAGACATCACCAGAACTTCTATCCTGTACAAGATATTTGTCAACGACTTGTCTGAGTCCTGCATAGGTAAACAACATGTCTCTATCATGATCTATCCATGAATTAATATCATTCCATTCTTCTTCTGTATATTTACCAAGAATATCCTTATCATATACATCAAGATCAGCACATCTTGACGCATGATCATAAACACTGGTAAATCCATTGACCCATTCAGATCCAAAAACCTGTTTATAAACAGAATATAACAATAATCTTGCTGCTACAAACTGATAGTTAGGTGTTTCTAAACTAATAAGATCACTTGCCGATCTAATTAATATTTCTTGTATATCATTAGTAGATATTCCATCAAAGAATTGAAGACCTGAGTTCATCTCTACTTGAGAGGCACTCACACCGCCCCCTAACCCTTCACATGCTTCTTCTACTACCTTATGAATCTTATCTAAATTGAGTGGTGTTAGAGACCCATCTCGCTTGCGTACTTTGGTTCCGTGACCGTTTGTCATACTCTCTTCCAGTTATTAAATTTAAGTTTTGCTTCTAGTTTTTGATATACATTAGATTCTACCATCTTTTGCACATCATGTCCACCAAGTGACATGTCGTTTATGTCCTTTTGCTGAATATTGTTAGGCCAAATGACTACCTTATCTCCTCTGTCAATGACTTTGGAGATTTTGTTGACGATTTCTCTATTGCGTGGTTCGTTATCAAATACCCAAATATAATCGCTCCAACCAAACGCCCTAATATCAATATCGGAACCAGCCATGGCAACCGAGTTTTTAATGAACGTCGCATCAAAAGGTCCTTCTGTAATGTAAATTGATTTGTTTGTATCTATTCTATCCAGTCCAAAGATCTTGGGTTGTTCCTCGTCCAGCATGATCGTGATATATCTAAGTTTAGCATTGCGTGCTAGTGATCTGCCTTGGTATCCAAAAAGGTTACCTTGTTTGTCTTTGAAAGGGATGATGATGCGGGGATGATCCTGCCTGAGGGTATCAAATGTCTGCTTCTGTTTGTTAGTCCACTCTTTAAATTTTGGACAGTAGTAGAAGTAGTCGAGATCTTTGATGCCTCTTTGTTCTAGATATTTCCTAGCCTCGTGAAAAATATTTAGGTCTGAGATTTTTTCTAGACCAGTAGCAGATTTAACAAAATTAGGAGGTGAAAAATTAAGTTTTGGATTTGGTGTGTAAGACCCCTTTCCTGTACTAGAGGTAGAGTCTTTAAACTTTTCCATGACATATTGATCATGTAATAATATGTCTTGATCCTTTAAAAAATTAGACAAAGTTCTACCAACACCACAGTTGTGGCATTTGTATACGTAATCTGCTTTTATCTTAAAAAAATATCCCCTCGCTTTGTTCTTTCTCTTTTTACTGTCTCCGCAATAAGGGCATCTAAAGTTATAGAGTCCTGCTTTCTTGCGAGTAAAGAGAGATAGGCGAGGAGATATTAAGTTTATGTACTTATCGTCGATATACGACATTCATAATGATTAATCCAATGATCTTATTATAGTGGTGGATGCTGATTCTGTCAAGCCTTTCTCTGCAACCATGCCTTGAATAACTCTTTGTCCTATAGGACTGACTACAAACGATATCACAGTCAACGCTCCTGCTATCGTCCACATCTTCTTCTCCATTACACGGAGTCTATCATCTACTAATCTTATATCTCTTTCACATCCTTTCTTAATAGACAATGTTTCTCTATTAACATCAGCAGATAGTCTATCTAATTTTTCAAATAGAACTTCGTCTATTTTATCTTGTTTGTCTAACTTCTCATTATGCACAGCAAGAAGTTGACCCATCTTCATAGAGTTTTCTTGAAGTGTGTCAACTACTTTTTCTAATCTTTCTAGTATTGCTGTGTTTATCTCAGACATTGCCCTATCTACACGTTTCTGATAGCGAAATCAAGTGCAGATTGGTATGTGGCAGCGTCTTTGTTAAGCATGTACTGGAACTGTTGCTTGTGTGTGTCGTCTAACTGCCCATAACATGCTGCGATTCTCTTTGCAGAGAAGTTATCTAAATTCTGTACAGATCCATCACCGAATTGGATCTTTGCGAATGAACCTTCACCTTGTGGATTCAGTTCTGATGTAGCAACGTCTAGTGCTACTTGTACTACGTCTTGTTTTTCAAGAATTACATCTTTATTCACGTTAGTTTCCTCATTATTACGTTTTAGTTTTTTAGTTTGAGATGCTGCTTTCTTTTTGAAATCAGATAGTCTTGCTTTCATAAGAACATCCATCTCTTTGGTCTTTTTGACCATTTTCTCCTTAGCTTCGCCACGTTTTTTCTGTAACTCTTTCTGACGATTGAGTTTTTTCATCTGACCGATCTGTTTCTGTGCTCTCTCTGTCTCGGAAGACACTACTTCAGTGATAGGAGATTCAATTTCGGTATGTTCTTTTTTTGTTCCAGTCATTTTTCTGCGTTGTATACGGGAGAAGAGATCTTTAGCACCTTTGGTACGACCATCCACTGTCTCATTATTTTTCTTATACTTACGATGTTGCCTAGGATTCACCATGACAAATGCGGGAGGTAACTGTAGTCCAGAACCATCACCAGCAGAGTTAATCATCTCATTCATATTAGATTCAGTTGTTTTAGACATTCCTCGTCAACATCCTCGTTAAGTTTAGGTGGCAATCTATTGAGAAATAACATAAATGCCTTGATAATAGACCAATATGTTGCTTCTACTCTATAAAATAGCAGCGGTGTTGCTGCCTCATCAAAGACATTATATAATACTATCACATGATTAAGTATCAAGTGAGTCTTCAACTCACCCGTTGTTTCGTACCTTCTCAGTAGTCTTTTAATGTACTTAAATCTCTTTAAATCCTCTTCAAAGTCTGAATAAGTAACGGACAACGGGTTATTATAATTTCTAATTGCAAAAATTAACCAATTTTCATGGTTCAATTCACTGATATTCATATCATATTATGATCCGAATGTTAGAGTTCCTGCTCCGTTAGAGATAACTTCTTCTGTACCATTAGCAGATGTGATCTTAACTCTATAGTTTTGACCATCTAATGTAGCACCACCAAGTCCACTGTATGCAAGAGTTGCAGTAGTGAAGTCAGCATATGTGATACCTGTATCAAGTGATGCAGTGATGTTAACCCAACGCTTAGTACCAGCCTTCTGTCTCTGCCATACGTATGCAAGTGTGCCAGGTGTTCCTGTTGTGCTTGTTGCTACAGCAAATGTACCAGCACCAGAAGATGAAGCAGAGTTGCCAGGTTGTGATGTGATAGTTACAGCAGATGCAACTTCAGCAGCAATGGTATCATCAGATGCGTCACCAGATGTACCAGCAGCAACAGACATAGCTGCTATGCATTCTGCCTTATGACGTGTGGCACCATAGTGATCTGTATATGTTCTATACAACCACCAACCAGGATTCTTAATTCCACGAGACTTACTCTCAGCAAGAGAACCCTCAGTAGAATCAGCAAAAATCAACTCATAACTATTAGAGTCTCCACCTAAGATTACAAATTCTGCAACCTGTTTTGGAGGAGTTCTTTTAATTACACTAGCAGCTGCAACTGTAGCAGTTGCTCCTGCATATACTTTGTGTAGTTCAATACTAGTATCACTAGTAACAGTCTTAACAATGTAGTTAACACCATCAATTTGAAGTACATCACCACCGACAACAGAGTCGCCAGCAGCCTTTGTTACTGTGGCATCGCCATTAACGACAGCAATAGTACTTGAGAATGCAGCTGCATCCGTTGTTCCAATAAGTGACATCTTTTTCTCTAATCTTTTATTGTTCTAAGGTTTATTTATAAAAAGGGACTATTCTTTGGTTGCTATAGCAGCCTTGACAGTCTCAAGTAGTTTATCATCCATATCAGTCTTGGTCAGTTTAACTGCCTTACCTAAGATGACTAAGCAAATGTCGATTAATTTTTCTCCAAGTTCCTCATTGTCAGGAATCTTGCTTACTGCGTCTGTAATTATTTTTGTCGCAAGTGGAAGTAAAAAAGAAAACATGGTAATATTCCATAGTGTGTTCTTCTATTTATTACTTTTCCCACTCCCCTAAAATATCACCCATTATCTTCATAAAATCCTTGAAGGACATGAGTTTTCCTACCCTATGATATCTCCTCGCTTTCATTACACCAGACTCAAATGATTCTTTCTTTACTTTCTTTTCTGGTAATCCTTTATGTTTTGTCTTAGCAAAATCTTTTACGTCGGATTTGGACATGGAGGTTGCAACTTTGGCAATCTCAGGTGAGGCTGCTTTTTCCCCTTTCTGAGCCGCTCTAACCATTCCCATAAATCTCTGTTGCGATTTTGATTTTGCTTTTTCTGTGACATAATTTTTTGACTCGTTAGTTACATTGGTAGTCATTCCCTTCTGGGCGTCAGGAATACGAGGCATAATTTCTACTTGACCTTTCTTTTTAGATTTAGATTTGGTCTTTCGTTCTTTATCCTTACACTCACATTCCTCTCGGAATTGTTTGAAAGGTTTCATTTTTTCTTTTTCATTGCAAGGATTTTACTTACCTTCTTGCGTCTAGCAATTAGGTACTTGTCTGACTTATCATGATCTCCATCATTGTCAATGTCCTTGTCCTCTTTACCAACTGGATCTAGTTTTTTCTCTGTTAGTTCTACCTCTTCCTTAGCAGTCTTTGCTGCTTTTTTGAAGGCATCTTTAGCAGGATATCCTTTATCGCCAGGTTTTGCTGGTGACTCACCACGCTTTCTCTTAGCATGGATATTATCATATAGACCTTTCTTACCTTCTTCTAATTCTTCACCGTCATGAGTTAACTCATCACCTGCTTTAACACAATTAGGAACTGACTTTCCTCCTTTCATCTTAGTTCCTTTTGCCTTATATCCTTTCCAGCATGTAGAAGCACCAACATTCTTACGTGCAGTTTCCATGCTACCTTCTACAGCATAAAGTCTTTTTTCTAGAATCCAAATCTCACCATTGAGTTCAAACTCTTCTCTTTCAAGAACCTCATACTCTTCTTCCATCTTAGGAGATGTTTCTTTTGCTCCAACTGGAGTTACTTTCTTTACTTCTTTCTTCTTAATTGTAGTCTGTTCAATCTCAGCACCGTTAGACTGGGGATCCATACCGTCAAATGGAGCTTCATGGATATCAGGCATGTGAGTGCCTTGGAAGGTATCGCCATCCATCCACTTACCATACTGTTCCATCAATCCTGATGAAAACTGGTCGTTATTATGTACTTTATTAATTGGATCTGGTTTCTTCATCGTTCAAAAGGGAAGTTCTTCTCGTATTATTTATAGCTCTAATATTCTTAATCCACTCACGTAACATATTTCCATCGTCTGTTATGACAATAGCATAGTTACCACCTACTCTATGGATGCGTCCTTTGTCTCCTGTACGAGCAGACATAACAGCATCACCTTCTTTAAAAACTTCTGCTTGACGTTGTTGTTGTCGCAGTGCTTCTTCACGTAACTTTTTAAAATCCTTCATTTAAAATTTTTAGGCAAGTTTGCTGCAATCTCAACCATGAGAGCACGGCAATCATTATCATTTAAGGCATTAGGAATACCAGAACGAAATGTTTTAAAGTCGCCAACATGTGCTGCACGACGCATTTTTGTTCCTGAGACGGCAAAGGTATCACCATCAGCATCTCTACTTCCAGAAGATTTTATATCAATCTTCCTGAAGGAAAAATCTTTTCCATTATATTTATGGAGGAATTGCATAGCAGAAACTCTGTCAGAACCTACCAAAAATACAACTTCATCATATCCTGCCAACATAAGATCCTGCATTGCAGCTACTGGTTGTTTAGGACCTGAATATATCTTGCCACGATGCGTTGGAAACATCTTGTTCATATAGAATAACTTTCTACTAGGTAGTAATGGATTAGTTCCTTTAGTATCTACTGTTTGAGAAATGTATATACGATAATCATTCATACCAGCAGCACGTTTCACACCGTCAAAGTTTTCCTTATGACCTGTAGTTGGTGGTTGAAACCTACCAAATGTAAAGTAGCAAACCTTTCCGTCTAACGCCATTGCTTCTGAAGAGTGAAGTTATTGTATGCAAACTCAAGACGATTAACAAACTTGATCATGTCTCCATCCTTATGAAGAACATAACCCTCAGGAGTTGTGACCTTATATCCTTTGTCCGTCTGGACAAAGGTCCTGAATTCTTCTAGATGATCCAGTTTATCTATAACCATTTGCTTGACTTCTTGCAATTCTTTGTAAAGGGATAGCATAGACTTAAATTTAGATGAGTTATTAACAAGATAATTTTCGCTTTGATATACTAGATTACGTTTTTTAACTAAGTTATCAGGAGTTTTAATTTTTGCAAGTTCTTTACTCATCTTTGCATGATAGAAGTTTCCTAACTCAATCAGTGATTTATCTACATTAGTAATACTACGAGCATTTTTTATTTCATTATTAAAAAATTGTTTTAGATAAGATGATATATGAAATTTAGCGTCACCTTTAGTACCACTAGCACCTACTAACTCATCTAAAAAATCACCACATGTCTTACACATCTTCTCAATATCTTTAACATAGGTATCAAATTTCATTTCTTCTGCATGATTCAATCCTACCTTGTGCATAGGTGTGTCGTTATTTACTACAAGAGTTTCTGTTGATCCTTTTACTTTTGCACCAGCAAGAGCTTGCATAGATTGTAAATCATCACCAGAATAATGTGTATGAAATACTACACCGATCTTCGCTCTGCTCGCTGCTTGTCCAATAGGATGATGCAAAGGAATAGCATAGGTAATCGTATTAGGTCTGAATGTGTAAAGTTTTTCACCATGAATTGTTTCTGTTTTTAAAGTGGATTTAGTAAAAAGAAGATCTCCTTGTACTACACCTTGAATATCAAGAGTAGAAAAATAACGAAGAGAAAATTTAAGTTTTTCTGCAAGATCTCCTTCATACCAACCATTAATTTGATCTTCACTATAACAAAGTTTAGGATCAGATTTATTGAATACAGATTTAGTACCAACAAAAAACATTCCTGTCTGAGGATCTGTGCCACATACAACTGATGGTGCACCATCCCATTTTGTTTGCATAAAACCTGTACTGTTATCACATCCAAGCATCTTGCGTAGTTCTTTTAAAAAAGACACAGCAGCTTTACAACCCTCAACTCCATAGTTGAGCATTTCATCTTCTAGATGTTCTAAATGTTTTAGTTGCTTAACGTTTGCCATTACTTCTTATAGTAATCTCCATTAGTATGAGTAGGATAAATTCCACCTTGTTTGTTTCTAATATTAAATTTAAAATCATAAGATTTAGTTTCAAATATCATATCAATACGTTTACCTTTACCAGTAGAACCACCATAGTTAATCTCAACTGTGTTCCCAACAAGAGATGCAGCTCTGTTCATATATGCTTTATCAATTTCATAACATTCTAATGTTGAACCAGTATAATGAACCATCCAATAACCATAACCAACACCACTTTTAATCATTTCTTGTAATGCTGCTTTACCTGAGTTATCAAGTTTAGTATCTTCAATATGATTCTCTACTGTAGGACCTTGTTTAGTTCCATAGTTAGCAAACACTTCTAAAAATTTGTTTTGGTCAATACCAAACATTTTTAAATACTCTTGACCATCATCAGGTATCTCACCTGATTTTAATTTTGTTTCTGGAAATAAGTTAAGTTTATCTTTACCTGTACCTTTAATACCGCAGTTGAAAAATGATAGTGTATCTCCAAATTTAACTGAAAGGTAAACTGGTTTACCAGAAACTGTCAAGGTAATATCTGTTAAAGTTTTTCCGATATCATAGGTAGAAGTAGTACCACCTGCAGAGATAACAATTTTATTACCTTTCTTCTTAAGAGGACGTGCTTGGTTTTTACCACCCTCACCTAAAGCTTGAGTAGGTCCTTCTCCAAATTTTTTAATCATAGCATCAACAATTATGTTGACATGATCTACATATTTTTTTGGTTTCTTACCAGAACAATAATCAATTAATGACTGAGTAAGATCATTTTCATACACATTACCCATATTAACTTTCTTACCACCTTTGACTTGTCCGCCAAACTCATCAGTTTTTACAAAGTCTTCTAGATCTAAGTAAATATCTCTATTACTTATACTAGCAGATATATCATTTCCTTTAGGAAAATTACATGTAAATTCTATATTGTTTTTACCACGAAGTCCTTCTCTACATATAACATCAAGAAGCATCTTTGCTGAATTTTCTTTACCACTACTTCCTTTCATATCATGAAAATCTTGAAAGGGTGATGTTATATATTTACCTGCATTTTTACGAGTGACAGTAAATCCTGCCATCTCTACTATTCCAATATCAGTTTGAAAACGATTATTTTTTCCATTACGATTCAAAGCTTTATCAAATAAGGTATCCATGCGATCAAGATACCTTCCACCATTTCTGAAAAAATCTCCTGCTTTCATGAGAAACCCTCCTGTCTAACTATTTAGAGGAAGGTCATAGAACCTAGTGATGTACAATAAAATGCTTGTTGATAACATCAATACGTTCTTCTGCTTTTGCGATTACATCAAGTTGATCTTGGATAGAACCAAGAACATCTGGGTGCTCACCTATGCCTACAGGATTGTGTAAGTAAATTTCAACATTTGCTTTTGCTTTACTGATTTCACCTTGTGCTTGCTCAAGCAAAGATGTTATAGTTAGTTCTCTTAAATTACATGACATGGTTTTTTCTTTTATGTAGCTTATATCTGGTTGACGATCATCATGTGTTTCGTAATCTCCACTCATCTGTCTCCTTTTTTACGGTTTTCTGAATAATGAACATCAAACTTACCACCAGGATATCTCTTCTCTAGTTTCTTTACATTACGTTCTATAACCTCATCAAATGAAACTTCTAATGCCATACATGCTTGTGCTACGTACCACATAAGATCACCTAACTCAATAATAAGATGTTCTTTATTATCTTTGTCCCAAGGTTTACCTTGGAAAATCATCTTCTTAATAATTTCAAGAAACTCACCACCCTCAGCATTGATACCAACACCAGAAGTCAGAAGACGTTCAATGTTAGCACCTTCACGATCTAACTCGCCAATACGATCAGTGAAGTCAACAAAGTTTGTTGATGCATCAGAAGTAACTGCAGAAACAAACTTCTCATATTTTTTAAAATTAATTGTCATACATTCCACTCTGCAAATTTTGATAGTCTAGATTGTGTGTCAGCAAATTGCTGGAAGTCCTCACCAGGATCCTCATCATTGATGTTAATAGCAGACGAGTCATCTGCTACATCATACAGTTTCATTTTTGATCTGTCAATTCCCACCATGAATTTTCTTGAGGAAGTCGGGTCGTTGTACCTGTTTTTAAGTTGTTTGACCATGATGCGACCCTGTTGTTCAAGTTCCTCAGTAGATATAAGGGCAAACATAAAATCAGCAGTGGCAGGTAAACCAAAAGACTCAGAAGTATCGGTAAGATCTGGATCGCTATTGCCAAAACCAGCACGAGTAGTCTGAGTGGCACTGATAATAGGAACATTACATTCCACAGCAAGACCCCGAAGCTCCTCAGCAATCGCCTTAACATAGGTATACGAGTTAACAATGGCACCTTTGTACCTCACACTTGCACATATATTTAAGTAATCTACAAATATTATAGCAGGTTTGAAATCTTTTTTCAAGGCTAAGTCTGATAGAAGTGCCTTAAAATGTCCTGCATGTGCAGATGCGGTAGGATATTCTTTGATGATAAGATTACCCTGAGTCTTCTCTGACAACTTAGTAACTTTATTCTCAAACATCTGACGAGGTATATCCGTCAACTGTTGAACAGGAATATTTAGAAGATTAGCATCAATTCTTTCTGCAATCTTTTCCTCAGCCATTTCAAGCGTGATGTATAATACGTTCTTACCTTCGAGTAGAACACTACTTGCGACATGACACATAAACAAAGATTTACCAACACCAGTGCCAGCGAGAGCAATATTAAGTGTTTTGTTTGGAAGGCCGCCCTTCGTAATCTTATTGAAAAAATCGAGGTCGAATTGAATTCGGTCTTCCTTTCTGTGATAGAAGTCAAATCTTTCACTATAATCTTCTAAGTAATCGTGTCCAACATGGTTATCAAATCCAACAGCAAGTGCATCTGATAAAATGGCAGGGATAGCATCAACACCTTTCTTGATGTCATGTCCATCTGCAATAGAGATACTCTCGACCAGTGCAAGATAGATTGCTCTTTCTTTACACCACTTCTCTGTAGTATCTATAAGCCAATCATCTATAGATTCTTCTAAAGTTTCTAGGTCTTTTAAATATGTGAGAATATCTTTATAAGAGTC